CTTTTGATGCAGAACACTTTGAAACACAAGCAATAAATTTAAAGAAATTATTTTATAAATATAAAGCAAAAATAATTTCTATTGATGCAAATGGTTTAGGTATTGGTTTAGTTGACTTTTTAACAGTTTCTCAGATAGATCCTGAAACTGGAGATTATTATCCGCCTTTTGGAGTTGCGGGCGGTACATTCGATGAATGGGAAAGTCAATACAAGAATATAAAAGGCGGAGATGTGGAGGAAGGCGCCTTATATCTTATTAAGGCAAATGCGCCTATTAACACAGAAGCTTATTCTTATGCTCAGACTCAAATGTCAAGTGGCAAGATTAAGTTCCTCATAGACGAGGCTTCCGCAAAAACTAAATTAATGTCTACAAAGCTTGGGCAGAATATGGACTTAGATAAGAGAAATGAATATCTAATGCCTTTCGTACAGACCTCGATTCTGAGGGAACAGATGCTGAACCTCACGGAGCAGAATGAGGGGACTAATATCATCTTGAAGCGTGTTTCAAGGGGTATCCAAAAGGATAAGTTTTCAGCTTTTATTTATGGTTTATATTATATTAAGCTAGAAGAAGATAAAAATAAAAAGAGAAAGAAACGAGATATATCTAAATTTATGTTTTTCTCTTGAAAACAAGGACAAAACTAAACAAATTTATCTAAGATTTTTTGATACTATATTAGTATATTAGAGGAGGTCTAATAATGCGTGCTAGCAGAGGAGAAATCAAGATTGAAGAAATCTTAGAAGAGGCTGGTTTAAATTATCAAGAGGAATATAGTTTCCCCGGATTGGTAAGTTCAAGTGGAAGACCTCTTCGTTTTGATTTTGCTGTCTTTGATGATAACGACGAGTTAGATTTTTTAATTGAATTTCAAGGTATACAACATTATGAACCTAAGAGTAAATTTGGCGGGATTAGTGGCTTAAAGAAGCAACAGTACAACGATATGTTGAAGCGTGAATACTGTAATAAATATGGAATTACTCTAGTTTTAGTTCCCTATTGGGATGAGGGTAGAGTAGATTACGATTATCTTATGGAAGCCGCAGGCTATTAGAAATTAATTAAAATCTAATTTTTTATAACTTTTGTTTAGATAAAATTTGACAAAGAAGTAATTTTATGATATACTATACTTAGAAAGGTTAAGGTGTCTTATCTTGATAAATAGAAAAGAAGAAATAAAGAAAAAAGGCTTTAGAATGAGTCTTGACACAGACACCACAGAGAATTATATTCCTGAAAGTATTCGTAATAATACAGATTTCTCAAAAATAAAAGTAGGAATTAAGTCCTTAGACGATGCGGTCTATCGTCTAGGTGATTATAAAAAAATTAACCCAAGATTAGCGGATAAAGAAAATGTTTTAAGAGCTATTAGAGATGGAAACTTAATCGCAATGAAAGAGATTTCTAATTTCTATTTTAAAGTAAGTGGTATTTATTCGCGGTTATGCCGATATATGGCTTATTTGTATAGATACGATTGGATGATTACGCCTTATATAGTTAATAAAGAAAGCGTAAAACCTGATAAAATTACAGATACATTTAATAAAGCTTTATTATATCTTGATAATTTTGAGGTTAAGAAAGTCTTTGGCGAAATAGCCTTAAAAGTATTAAGAAATGGTTGTTATTATGGATATTTAATTCCGCAGACTGATAAAATGGTAATTCAAGAGTTACCTGTTGAATACTGTAGGTCTAGATTTTCAGTAAACCAGCGCCCCGCAGTAGAATTTAATATGAAGTTTTTTGATGATTTCTTTAAAGATAGTATGCAAAGAACTAAAATGTTAAAATTGTTTCCCGCGGAATTTGAAAAAGGATATAAAGCCTATAAAGAAGGTAAATTAATACCAGACTTTCCGGGCGATTCATCTGGTTGGTATTTATTAGATACAAAAAGTGTTGTTAAATTTAACATAAATGGAGAGGATTATCCTTTATTTATTTCTGTAATTCCTTATATTATTGATTTGGATGCAGCTCAAGAGTTGGACAGAAAGAAAATGGCTCAAAAATTATTAAAGATTATTATTCAGAAAATGCCGTTAGATAAAAATGGTGATTTAGTCTTTGATGTGGAAGAAGCACAAGAATTACATAATAATGCAGTTAAGATGCTTGGTAAAGCTATTGGCATAGATGTTTTAACTACTTTTGCGGATGTTGATGTTGCGGATATGGCTGATAAGAATACTACAACGTCAATAGATGAACTTGAAAAAGTAGAGCGTTCTGTTTATAATGAATCTGGTACTGCGCAGAATTTGTTTAATACTGATGGTAATATCGCTCTTGAGAAATCTATTATGAATGATGAAGCTTCAATGTATAATTTAATTTTGCAGTATGAAGCGTTCTTAAATGATTTACTTGAGCCTTATAATAAATCTCCTAAAAAGTATTATTTTAAAGCTCAAATATTAACCACGACTATCTATAATTACAAAGATATGGCTAAGTTATATAAGGAACAGACTCAATTAGGTTATTCTAAGATGTTACCGCAAATTGCGTTGGGTCAGTCACAAAGCTCTATATTAGCTAATGCCTACTTTGAAAATAATATTCTTGATTTGGTTAATGTATTTATTCCACCTTTGATGTCTAGTACAATGAACTCTGATGTTTTAAATAAGAGTAAAGAGGGAAGTTCTTCTAGTGGTTCTAATTCTAATAGTAATACTACTAATAACACTGGAAGTGATTCTACTGGCGGACGTCCGGAAAAATCAAACGATGAGAAATCAGAAAAAACAATAGCGAATAGAGAGTCTATGAGTTAATGAAAGGAGAATATAGATGCATCAATCAATAGCAACGATTGATAAACCAGAGTTTATTAACCTAGAACCATTAGAAATTAATCCCTTACTTTCCTCGTGTGAAATAAAGGTTCTGTATGTAGGCGAAAATAGAAATGGTACTTATATAAAAAAAGAAGTTGCGGCGGAAATGGCTAAGACGCTGCGTGGGGCTCCGATTGTGGGGTATTATAAGGAGTCTAAAGAAGATTTTGCAGACCACGGTCAGCAAGTAATTTTTGATGATGAAGGAGTACATTTTCAATGTATGACTAGACCTTATGGTTTCGTAGCTCCAGACGCAAAAGTATGGTTTCAGAAATTTAATGATGAAGATGACTTTGGAAACACCATTGAGCGTGAATATTTGATGACTACTGGTTATCTTTGGACTGGTCAATATGAGGAATGTAGGGTAGCCGTTGAGGAGGGAAGACCGCACTCAATGGAACTTGATGATAAAACTCTTCAAGGAAATTGGTCAGAAAATTATAATACAGGTATGGAATTTTTCATTATCAATGACGCGATATTTTCAAAGTTGTGTATTTTAGGTGAAGATGTTGAACCTTGTTTCGAGGGTTCATCAGTTACCGCCCCAAAAGTAAGTACAACTTTTACAAAGAACGTTGATGATACTTTTAGAAATACTTTATATAATATGATGCAAGAACTTAGTCTTGCCCTTAAAGGAGGACAGAGTAATATGGAAAAAGATGCTACAACAGTAGTTTCTGAAGAAATTAAGGACAATTTTAGTTTAGAGAATACAGCGGAAAATGAAGAAACAACAGAAGGTACAACTTCAGTAGAAGAAAATGTTTCTGTTGAGAATGAAACTCCAGCTGAAGACAATACTGATGCAGCAACTGAATTTGCTAAGAAAGACGAAGAGGATAAGAAAGATGAGTCTGAGGATAACAAGGACGATTCAAAAGATTCTAATTCAGATGATAGCAATAAAGAAGAAAAAGAAGACGATGAAGAGAAGAAGAAATATACAGCTCTTCAAGAGAAATTTGATGAACTTTCAGTTAAGTTTACTGCTATTGAAGAAGAATATCAGTCTTTAAAGAAATTCAAAGCTGAAGCTGAGGATAAAGAAAAAGATGCGGTAATCGCACGTTTCTATATGCTCAATGATGAAGATAAGAAAGATATAATTGCTAATAAGTCTAATTATACATTAGATGAAATTGAAGCTAAGCTTTCTGTTGTTTATACAAGACAGCAACTTGCTCAAAGTGCTTCTCAGAAAGAAGAGGGTGCTGCTCAAGAAGTTAAGAGCGAAGTTGTTACATATTCTTTAGGTGATACTTCTGCTAATGTACCTGATTGGGTAAAAGCAGTTAAAGAAACCGAAGAAAATTTGAATAAGTAATATAATTAAATAGGAGGATAATTGAAACATGGCTGCTACAAAAATTAGTAGAACAGGTTTTTCTCAAGTAGAACCTAACCATATTTCAGGCATCGTTACTGGTCAGATTTTAGCACAGCTTCCTGTTGATACAACAACAATGGGTACTGTTATTGAGAATGGTAGATTCGCTAAATATGATTATGCTACTGGTAAAGTAAATCTTACTGGTGCTGGCGAGTGGATGCTTATTTATAATGAAGAGAAGCTTTATGATGAAAGAAAGAAAAATCATAAAGATTTTGCTATGATTGCTTCTAACTATACAGATGGGGAAATTACACCTAGATTAATTTCTACAGTTCTTGGAGATGTATTTACGACTA